GTAGACTAAAGTTAACGGGGGGCTTTGCCCCCCTTTTTCTTTATAAAGTCGCTATGGATACTCCATTTGCAGTGCATATTTCCAAAGGCGATGATGGTTCGTATGTTGTCGTTATGTGCATAGATGGCTTTAACACAGAAGTAAGCGCTGAAGAGTTTGTCCGCACATTATTGCTAGATGGAAGATTAGCGATAGGCGATGTAGAATTTGTAACTGAATTTAATTTACAGAGCATTCACTGATGGCCGCTTCAATCGTTGATATTTGCAATAGCGCGCTTAATCAAATTGGCGCATCCAATATTATAAGTCTTACTGAAGATAGTAAGGCTGCTCGTATTTGCAATCAGCGATACGAATACATCCGAGATTCCGTTTTCCGTGCACACCCATGGAAAGCATTAACGCGAAGAGTGACACTAGCACCCGATGCAGTTAAGCCGGCCTTTGAGTTTGATAACGCCTTTACGTTGCCTGCTGACCCTTACTGCCTGCGTGTTTTGTATCTCCGCTATCACGACATCCCCTACCGACTTGAAGGTCGCAAGATTCTCTGCGACGAAGATACGGTCGATCTCATATACCTGGCGCGTATCACCGATACTAGTGAGTACGACTCTTTGCTCATCGAAGCTTTGACATCTGCTATTGCTGCCGATGTTGCTTATCCGCTAGTGGGAAGCAATAGTCTTGCACAATCAATGCGCGCTACTTACGAAGAAAAGCTAAAAGAAGCAAGATTTGTTAGTGCTACCGAGGGCACACCCGCAAGCATTAACAGCGTTGCCGCTCCTGGCGCTCTTGAAGCAGATACGTTTATTAGATCGAGGTTCTGAGTCATGGCGAAATCAAGCGCGCCGTTCACTAACTTTACTGCTGGTGAGCTATCGCCCAGGCTTGATGGCCGGACCGATCTTGCGAAATATTTCAACGGCTGTAAGAAGCTACAAAACTTTCTGACCTTTCCGCAAGGTGGCGTTACACGTCGCCCAGGCACGGAGTACATTGCCGATGGCAGAAATGCCGGAGGAGTTTCGTACTTTCAGCTCAGGCTCATACCTTTTGAGTTTAACGTCGAGCAAACGTACATTCTTGAGTTTTCTGCGGGTAAATTCAGAATATTTAAAGATGGCGGGATTGTTGTTGATGGCGGAGGTAGCCCCGTTGAGGTTGTTACTCAATACTCGGCATCCGATCTTTCTGGGTTAAAGTTTACGCAATCTGCCGACATCATGTATATCGTGCATCCTAACCATGCACCTCGGCAAATTACTCGCACGGATCACGACGCCTGGACAATAACCGACATTGAGTTTCGTCGTGGCCCATTTCTGGACCCGGTGTTTGACGACTCGACATTGTTGGCTGACGGCAGGACTGGAAGCGTTAGCATTACATCTAGTGTTGCTAACTTCTTTAAATCTACCGATGTTGGTCGACTCATAAAGCTGCATCATGGATATGCAGAAATAACGTCGCTTCGATATACGCTTGGCTTTAACAACCTATCTGGAGGCACGTTTTCTGGTGGTCAGCAAATAACCACCACGGGGCCAGGAGGCGGATCTACTGCGATTATCGCTTCTGTAGGCGCAAGCTCATTAGTTGTCTATAACGTAGTTGGCAGCACATGGACTAATGGCGTGCCGTTTGAAAGTCCTGGCGGAGTGGTTACTGCAAACGCTACCAATGCTATTGATACTACGCAAAGCGAGATAGCCTTTGCTACCGTACAGGAAAATGACGAGCTAGAAGAAGAGTTAGAGCCTAGCTTTACCGCTACCACCATTAGCTTTCACGAAGGCGATCCCGATGCTACTGGGTTGGCGCACAACGACTTTATTGAGGATAGCGGAGGACACTTTATTAGCGAAGGCTTTAAAGTCGGCATGCGTATCAGTGCAAGCGGATCAGTTAACATTGACATTGCCACCTGGCATATAGCGGCAAATAAGATAGAGGTAACTTGCTCTACGCCTCACCGACTTATTAACGGTGACTTGGTAAAGTTTACCGGTGTAAGCGATGGATCGCTAACCATAACTTTCACTGACGGTAGCGCCGCTGACATTAACGTAGATACGTTTGAAGTAAAAATAGATCCCGATACAGATCCCGAGACCAGGTTTCAACTGCTAGATCCAAAGACGGGCGGCGATCTAAACCCTTCCGGTAGCGCTTCGGGCGGCGATCTTATTAATGGAAATAACTTTTCTAACGCTTTAATCGTTGCAGTAAGCGATAGCATTATTACGTTAGCCACCAGTAACGACGTTCACTTTCAAAACGAAGGCGCTAGCATTACGCTGAGTGGCGATCTGATTGCGGACGATGAGTATCAGATGGGCGCGTTTTCCGAGACCACCGGATATCCGGCTTGCATTGCATTCTTTGAGCAACGACTTGCTTTTGCCAACACCGCAACACAACCGCAAACACTTTTCTTTTCTGTGAGCGGAGACTACACAAACTTTACCTCCGGCACCGCTGATGACAGTGCGCTGATCTACACCATTGGATCTAACCAGGTAAATGTCATTCGCTATCTAACCTCATCTAAAGTGCTGATAGTTGGAACGTCTGGCGGCGAGTTTGCGGTAAGAGCTGGCTCGGTAGATGCGCCAATCACGCCGCTAAATACTCAAATCAAACAGCAAGCAAAGTATGGCAGCGCAGATATACAGCCGCTTGTTATTGGCGCTACAGCACTATTTGTTCAAAGAGAGAAACGCAAACTAAGAGAGCTAATCTATAACTACGATGTCGACTCGTATACCGCGCCAGACATGACGCTACTGGCCGAACATATTACTGAAGGTAAGATCAAAGAGATGGCTTACCAGCAAGAGCCAAACAATGTGGTTTGGTGTGTGCTGGAAGATGGCAAGCTTGTGGCAATGACCTACCGGCGTGAAGAAGATGTAGTTGCCTGGCATGAGCATCAACTAGGTGGAACATTGACCGATGGCGCTACTACCTATAACTATGGGTTTGTAGAAAGCATTGCATCTATATCTAGTGGTCAGGGTAGTGAAGAAGAGGTATATGTAGTGGTGCGCCGCACCATCAATGGCGTTAATGTTCGTCACGTAGAGCGACTCAAGCCAATCGACTTTGGCACTGATGTGCAAAATGCGTTCTATGTAGATGATGGCCTGACTTATACCAGCGTAGAAACAGAGCTTAACGGTGGAATTTCTGCGTCGAGCAGCGTGATTTCCTTAGATGATGCGTCTAGCTTTAGCGCATCTGGAAAGGTAAAAATAGGCACCGCTTCGCGCTTTGAAATAGTCTCGTACGCATCAAAAAGCGGAAATGATCTAATCAAGGTGACGCGAGGGCAAGACGGAACATCAGGAAACGCTTTCGCTGACGGCCAAACAGTTACTCAGCTTGCTACAACAATTAGCGGCCTTGACCATCTAGAGGGGCAGACTGTCTCTATACTGGCTAACGGGGCTACACATCCAGATAAAGTCGTTTCTTCCGGTAGCGTTACGCTTGACCGATCTGTTACTAAAGCACACATTGGGTTACCTTATGACTCAATCTTGCAGACTATGCGGATAGAAGCGGGCGGCACCGAGGGTACAGCCCAGGCTAAAACAAAGCGGATTAGCGATCTTGACATCCGAGTATTGAATTCTGTGGGCGCGGAAGTAGGGCCATCGGAAGATGACTTAGACCTTATTCCGTTTAGAAAGTCGAGTATGGCTATGGATCAACCCGTTCCATTGTATACTGGCGACAAATTTATCGAGTTTCCTGGCGGCTATAGCAATGATGGGTTTGTAGTCGTCAAACAGGATCAGCCACTACCGCTGACAATTCTGTCTATCTATCCTCGATTGCAGACGTTTGATAGGTAACTTATGGCAGATCCAGTAACGGCAGCATTAGTCGCGGGAAGCTCTCTTCTTAGCGCTCAATCCGCAGTACAGCAGGGCGCAGCAGCTCGGGCGGCAGGTCAGTTCAACGCAAACATGGCAGAGCGGAACGCTAAGATTTCAGAGCAACAGGCAGAGCAAATAAAGCGCTCGTCTGAGTTCGACATTAATCGCTTCCGAGATAACTTTGATGACCTTCAAGCAACTGCGGCGCAGGCATTTAGATACAACGGGTTCGTAGCTACTGGCGGCACCCCACTGCAAGTTCTTTTGGATAACTCTAGAGAGGCAGATACAGAGATTGCTCTGCGTCGCTACAACGCATCTATTGGCGAGCAGCAAGCGCTAGAGTCCGCAACAGAGCAAAGACTGCAAGGTCGTCTTGATCGCATGATGGGTCGGTCGGCGCAAAAAGCAAGCTACTACCAGGCTGCTGGATCGTTGCTTAGTGGCGGCGCCAAAATAGCAGGAATGGGAGGCTGAAGTGAAAGTACCAACATATCAAGCGCAAACAGGATTAGCGGCTGATGTAGGTGCAAGACCTATGCGCGTTCGCGCTACAGCAGAAGCCTTTGGCGCTGCTGAAGCAAGAGCTATGGGTGGACTAGCTCAACAAGTAGGCGATACAGCGCTTGAGTTAAACCGCAGGCAGAGAGAAGCGGCAGAGCTAGAAGCAAAGATACAGCGCGATCTTCAAAACGAGCAGTTTATCAATGAGTATTCGGAAGTAGTAACACTTGCCGCTGAAGAGGCTGCGTTGCAACCGCCAGAGGAGCGAGAGGCGTTTTTCGATGGCGCTGTTCAAAATATACAAAGCAAGATACCTCAGCGATTTGAAGATCCAATACAGCAGCAAGAGCTATCATTAAGCCTTGATCGCTACGCTATATCTAAGCGCGTAGGCGTTAGAGCGGACGCTAACTCTGGAAGATTAAATGCGCTTGTTGGCGAATCTGCAAAGAGAGAAATGTCCCTTAGAGGCGAGGCTATTAATGGCGATCTTGCTACTAGCACTAGAGCGATAGCTGATCTTCAGCAAATCTATATTGATCTCGAAGAAAAAGGCTTGATGACCGATGAGGATGTTGCAAAGCGATCCGCCCAGATGGTCAAAGACGTTCAATACGAGCGAGAAATCAACACGATCAATCGCATTAAAACAGTAGAAGAAGCTACCGCTTTTATAGATCGTATTCGTGATGACAAAAGATTTGATCCAACAGAACGTCGACAGCTAATGGGCGCTGTTAGCGGAGTGCTGACAAAGCGCACCGAACAGAAAAAGGCTGCTAAAGCAAAGCTAAAGGATGACATGGCGTCATTGCGCGATGTGATTGGCACTGGGATAGAGGTGCCACAAGAGCAGCTAGACGCCTTAAACCTTGAGCTAAAGATGTATGGCGACGAGTCTGATGCTAGAGACTTTGACGACATTCTTGTGGCAAACAAAGAAACAAAGATACTTAACAATATAGGCACATTGGCCGGCGTTGCTCAGTTAATAGCAGATACAGAGGAAATACCAGAGGCGGGGCTTTCTGCTCAAGAGCTAGGCTATCGGGCGCAGGCAATAGATAACGCTAAGAGATACGAGGCTGAGATGTCAACTGCATTTCAGAAGGGTGACGCCCTCGAGTTTCTGTCTCAACGAGGGATTGTTAACGTACAGCCATTTGATATTGCCAATCTTGGGGTGTCTATCCCACAAAGAATGCAAAGCATGAGTTCTATTGCCGCAAATGTAGGTGTAGACGAGCGAACCGGCAACATGAATTTTGAGCAAAACTTCTTCACAGACCAGGAAGCTACTCAGTTTGCGACCTATTTGAACGAAGCAACCCCTAATCAGAAAACATTGGCGGCCATATCGCTTTTTCCTGCGGCTAAAAAATACCCTCAAATATATGAGCAGATAGCTGGCAAAAATGCCGATATGTTTGCAATGGCTGCCGGAATCACTGCAACTACCGCAATGGCTAATCCAAGCAATATTCCCGACTTATCTATTGCCGAAACAATTTTTAATGGCATGGAAGTGATGAAACAGCCAGGGTACGTGGCGCCAGAAGCGCTAACCGTTGCTGCTGAATTTGAAAAATTGGCAGGGAATGCCTATCGACGATCGCCAGAAGACGAGGCGACAATGCTAGAAGCATCTCTCGCGTATTACGCATCCACACGAAAATCAGCAGATAATACTTCCTTTGCTGCCTATTTTAAAAGAGCTTTTAATGCGGTTTCCGGGGGTATAGGTGAGTACAACGACAACCAATTTGAGCTTCCTAGAGATTTAGATGATGAGCAGTTTGCTTCTATCATTGATGGCATGACGCCCAGAATGCTTAGATTGTTTGCGCCTGACGGCGTTGATGGCTACACCGACGAGCAGGCCATTGAGTTAATTCAAAAGTCACGCATTACAAATGGCGGCTTAGGTTATTACTACCCAGTAGATCCAGGCACCGACCAAATGTTTATTCGGTTAAACGGCGAGCCAGTAAAGTTCTACATAAACAACCAGCGGATTTATAACGGCTTTACGCTAATGGACTATTTGCCGTCTGATTATAAGCTACGAACAACAAGGCCGCTAAACACCGGCGTTCTTGGTATTGCGGAGCCATAATGCCATTTATTAGCGAAAGCGGAAGAAGGGGGTTAGAGGAGCGGGTCGCCGACGTTCCTTCATTTTCTCCAGAAGTTCAGCTAGACCCTACGTTTGGAGAGACATTCTCTGCCGCTGTTGGCCTAACGATTGACGAAAATCTTTCAATATCTCGCCTGTTAAACCAGGAAATGTTTAATGAGCGCAATAACAATACGCGCATGCTAATAGATGAAGGCGTGGTAGATCCCAAAAGGTACGAATACAACGACGGTACTTTTGACTACAACCGCCTATCTATGGACCTGGATGGAACGGAGTACGGAGGCATGGTAAAGCCTGACTCCATACTGCGACAAGAACGCAACGAAATGCTAGCTAATCGCAGAGAGTACGCCGAAGCAGTTTTAGGCCAGGGTTCTGGAATGGCACAGTTCTTGGGTAGCGCCACCGGCTATATGCTCGACCCTATTAACATCGCGACCATGCCCATTGCCACGGTAGCGGTTGCAGCAAAGGGGCTGACTGCATACAACCTTGCCCTTAATGCCGCCGGACGGACCGCGGCCATTACAGCTGGATCGGAAGCCGCTATTCAGCTCGGCTTCGTGTATCAATACAAGCAAGAAATCGAGTCTCCATATTCTACCGAAAATGCGCTTGCTGCTATTGCTGCTGCTGGCGTAGGTGGCGCAGCCATTGGCGCTATCCAGGGCGGCATAGTTGGTGCCTTTAGAGCGGCCAAAGATCGTACAGCGCAACAACTTGATTTAGCGCCACTCCCCGATGTTATTAGAACTACTGATGGAAAAGTCGACCCATTAAGCCTAATCAATGAAGACGGCAAGGTAGATAGGGCTTTAGCAAAAAAAGTAATTGATGCTGAAAAAAAGAGCAAGAATGGCGTTATATCAGATCAAGAGGCTTTTCAAATATTTGATGAGCACTATAAAGACGTGCCACGGCCTGCTGTAGCGCCAGAAAACCAGGCTATACCTAATGCGCCTAAGCCAAACGACGATTTACCATTAGCTGATAGAGCGCTAGAAAGCCTGGCTGATACAGCTGAATCCGCGAGAGTCGAGCGATTTGGCGACTTTACGCCATCCGCAATATTGATGGATGCTGATTACCAGGCATACCTCAAAGGCGAATACGACTCTATTGTGAAGGCCACAAAAGCCAGCACCAGAAAGCTAACTGCGGAAAAAAACAAACTGCTCAAATCCGAAAAAGTTGTTCAATGGATTGATAAGCAAGGCGGCTTAAACAAGGCTGCCTGGGAGGCGGAGGGCGTTGATAAGGCTAACTGGGAAGGCGTAGCGAAACTGGTTGATAGAATCAGCAAGAAAGGAAAGCCATACAAGACAACCGTATATGACAAGCCAAAAGGATTTCCAAGAAACTTTTGGAAGGAAGGCGACGAAGGGCTGACCCCCGACATGTTGATTGAGCGGATGAAAGAGGACGTGCGATTCTCGGAGTTTGTTGAAGATTTTGGTGGTGTGCAGCAGGTCGGCGCCAATGAAGCTGTTGACTATGTTTCGGAGCTTCTTAGCGATCTTGGTCGATACATTGACCCAGAGGTAAGTCTAAAAATTAACGACGTTGATGAAGCCCTGGATCAACTAACAATGAAAGTCCCCGACCCCACTATTGGGCTAACGGGAAAGACGTTGCGGGCTACAAACTTTGCAAAAACGCAGAAAGGCGTATTTAGAGCCAGCTCAATGCAAAAGCATTTAAAGGCTGGATACAATGCTACTAAAGAAATACTGGATGAACTAGAGGCTCGCGGCATTGTAGTTAAAGATCCTGACACGCTTGAGTATACATACAGAGAGCCTGACGTTAACTACGATAAGGTGTTTGAGAACGTCTACAGAGAGGCATCACAAAAAACGATGCGCATTGATGTAGAAAGCTTAGAAATACAAGCGGCAAACATGAAGGCAAATCTTGAGCCTTCTCGTGTGCCTGAGAACTACCCAATACCCGAAGACCTAGCGCTTGATGATATGGCGGTCATGGCTAGGGAAGCCGAGCTGTTAGACATACAAGGCACCAAAGAGTCTTATGATATTGCGATGACCGAGTATGAGCAGCTACCAGCAGATAAGCGCAAGCTGTTTATTGATGGCGAAGAAGTTAGCGCGGATGCCGTCATAAAGGAAATTGACGATCAACTAGAAGACATAGATAACCTAATGAGGTGCGTACGCGGTGAGTGATTTTGCTACTTGTATACCAAAAGTTGCTACCAGGCTGCCTAAAGAAGTTCAGCGATTGCTTAACTCTGCGGACGATCCTAATGCGCTGCTTGATGAGTACGTCACAACCCTAACGATGCAGAAGAAAGAGGCTGCATTCCAGGCGGTAAGGCTCGCCCAGGCGTTTGATGATGCGGCAGGACATCCAGAAGGTCTGTATCAAGGCATTGAATCGTTAATGGTATTAGATCGCACCATGAAGGCAGGATATGAAAATGTAGACAGCCTTTCTAACTACTATGACGCAATGTTCCAGGCTAGAGCTGCAGAAATACTCTTTAGGTTTCGGCGTAAAGGGCTGGGCTTTTTTATGGATGAGGCGGGCCTGGCCAAGTTTATCCGCGCCATCTACGGCGAAACTACTGACGACGCCACAATCAATAGTCTGGCTAAGCAGTGGATAGATTTAACTGAAACCATCCGTCGCGTTAAAAACAGGAATGGCGCTTCTATCTCAAAGAATGAGCGTTTCTTGTTACCGCAAAACCATGACGCCAGGGCCATTAAAAAGATGGGCAAGGATGTCTGGAAAGAAAAAATTAGGCCCATGCTTGATGCCAACCAAATGCGCGATGATGCCGGTAATCTGCTGTCTCGAACGCAAATGGAAGACCTGCTCGACTACGTGTATGACTCAATTACTATGCACGGTCTTAACAAAGTCAAAGACTTAACTGTACCCAAGCTAGGCAGAAAGCTATCTCGACGCGGATCAGAGCGCAGAATTCTTTATTTTAAAGACGCTGAATCATGGATGAGCTATCAAAAAGAGTTCGGCAAGGGCGATATATTCACCACCCTAACCGACTGGGTGAGTAGTAATGCTCACGACACTGCGTTGTTGCGACGCATGGGGCCTAATCCAAATCAAACGTATGACGCCCTGGTAGCTATGGCAAAGAAAGAGGATGCGTTTACAGGTCGCACTAAACTGGGGCTACCTAAGTCTCAAGGCATACTTGACGCAATATTTAACGTAGTCTCTGGGAAAACCAACCCAGTGGAAATGAATACCGTTGCACAAATCGGCATGGTGCAAAGAAACATAATATCTGCCGCCTATCTTGGTGGCGCATTCTTGTCTGCCATAGGCGACATTGCTTTTCTAAAGCTAACCAGGCAGTACGGCAACATACCGACGCAAAAAATTATGGCTCGGTATTTTTCACTCATGAATCCTGCAAATGAAGCAGACAGGCTGGCCGCTGCTCGCAGTGGCATCATTGCAGAAGAAGCTATTGATCGCGCCCATGCCGCTAACCGAATTGCTGATGTGTACGGCACCGGAATGTCTATGCGTATGGCTGACTTTGTTATGCGCGCATCGCTGCTCAAGCCTCATACTGAAAGCTTACGCAAAGCATACGCCATGGAGTTTTCTGGAATGCTTGCAGATAACTTTGGCAAAAAGTTTGATGACTTAGACTCCGATTTACTTAAAGCGTTTGAGGTTTACGGTATTGGTCCTAGCGAGTGGAGTCGCTTTAGCAAAACACCCAAAATGGACATAAGGGGCGCGCAGTTCGCTGACTTTACACAGCCCGGCGGCTTAAAGTTTCATCAGATGGTGATGTCTGAGGTTGATTACGCAGTGCCTTCGCCTGACTCAAAGATTCGCGCAATGACTACCGGAGGTCTACAGCGCGGCACAATACCAGGCGAGGTATGGCGATCCGCCATGCAGATAAAATCATTCCCACTAACTGTAGCAAGCCTGCACTTTAACAGAGGGGCTTTCCAGGCCACGACCGGCCAAAAGGTTGGCTATATAACGCAGCTCATGGTCTATACAACAGTGCTTGGCGGCATTGCACTGCAAGCAAAAGACCTGGCTGCGGGCAGAGATCCAAGGGCAGTATTTGATGAGGAAGGCGTACCCAAGAAAGAGTTCTTGTTGGCGTCTATGGCTCAGGGCGGTGGCGCCTCGCTTATTGGAGACTTTCTTTATAGCGACCAAACCAGATATGGACACAGCTTTTTCAAGACAGCAGCAGGACCGATAGCTACTACGCTTGATGATACGATCCAATACACAATTGGCAATGCTCAGGAAATAATCAGCGAGGGCATAGAAGCTGGATCACTAAAAGAAGGCTTTCAAAAATCAAGGATGGGGCCGGAAACAGTTAAGCTGCTTGAGCAATACACGCCATCTATATGGCAGGTAAACTTACTAAAGAACTCACTTTTCGATCAAATGGAAATGGCTGCAGACCCTGACGCCCAAAAGAAGTACAGGCGTCTTATACAAAAGCGGGCGAAAGAGTACAATCAGCAATATTGGTGGAGGCCTGGCACTCCAATTATGGACGTGCTCTCTGGAGAGGCGGATATACGCCCTCCCGAGCTTGAGGCAATTAAAGAGGATTAAACATGACAGTATCCAGCAGCATTAGCTCTGTTAGCTACTCCGGCAACGGAAGCACTACCGTATTTTCGTATACGTTTAAGATATTTGCTGACAGCGACCTGGTGGTTTCACTTAGAGACAATGCCACCGGGGCATCTACCACACAAACACTGACCACTGACTACACTGTATCAAATGCAGGTAGCGTGTCTGGCGGAAATGTCACATTTGTCACATCACCAGCTAGCGGCAAGACTGTCATTATTCGTCGTGTGCTACCTTATACGCAAGAAACTGATTATGTAGAGAATGATCCGTTTCCTGCTGAAGCGCATGAGAATGCGCTTGATAAGCTGACTATGCTGACGCAGCAGAACCGCGATGAAGATGCAATCAAGCTACCCGAGGGCGATGTTACCTCTGGAATAAACAACGTAGTACCTAACGCGGTAGATCGAGCCGATACCGTTCTTGCTTTTGATGGAACCGGAAACGTCGTTGTTCAGCCATTAAGCTCTACCGCTACAAACTCGACCATTACTCAGCAAGCATTTACAGGCAATGGCTCTACAACTGCATTTACATTGTCCGCTGCCCCTGGCGCTGCGGGTGTTGGCGTATCTATCTACATTGATGGCGTATACCAGGAACGAAACACGTACAGCATCAGCAACACTGCGCTGACCTTTACTGAGGCGCCACCTACTAACTCCAGCATCGAGGTACTGAACTACCGAGTAGCAGATATAGGCACGGCCGATGCTAACAACGTCACCTACACACCCGCTGGCACTGGCGCAGTACAGACCACAGTACAGACCAAGCTAAGAGAAAGCGTTAGCGTCAAGGACTTTGGTGCTGTTGGCGATGGCGTGACTGATGATACTGCGGCTATACAGGCGGCTATTGATTATGCTGAATCTAATAACCTAACTGTTAATTTTGATGGGGCAACATACGCGATTGGCAGTGCGATTTCCTTAAAGAATGGCGTTTCATTAATCGGAACCCATATGCCTTCTGCTGACCCAACGGTTGTGGGTGTTGGCACTACATTTTTAAGAATCGCAAATATCGATATGCTAAGTGCAGTCGGTACAAATAGAACAACAAACAGAATAGGCCACAACAGAATTCAGGGCATCCAGTTTAAAGACGGCGCTAATATCGGAACAACGACGTGGACCAATTTTAAATATGCGGATAGCGTTGCGTGGCAAGACGTAACATTCTTTCAGCCTGACTCAAACACAACAATCGGTACTTGTATAACGGCTGAGGAGTCGTGGGATTGGCGCTTAAATAATGTTATATGGAAACATTGCGGCGATTCTTCTGGTACAAAATACCCAATTAGAATTTACAACGGCGCAGACGATAGCTCGAATGATTGGACGTTTCACCAGTGCCGATGGCAGGAATCAAAGGGCAACAATATATTTTTTGATAGCACAGGCGCAGGGAATACAAACGCTTTCTTTTGGTTTTCGCAATGCAAATTTGAAGATACAGGCAATGCAAGCCTTACTAATTTTAAAGGCGAGGTTAATAAACTGTTTGTCAGCCAAACGCAGTTTGCTGGTTGCGGCGAATCTCAAATTGTCATGCCATCAACATCAAGAGATTGGCATTTTAATGAGTGCTTATTTGCTAATGGCGGCGGCACTCCGACTCAGATGATTACTGTTACAGGCTCTCAGATCAGCATTAAACAATGTCATTTTCAAAACCCTGCGGCAAGCGTCCTTGCGTTTGTTGATGGCGCAGGATCTATCTGCACAATCTCTGACTGCACCACTGATGATGATGTTCCGCTAGTTCCCGATACTGGAGATATTCCAACTGGATGGCGAATTGGTGATAATGCCTACAGTTATATAACATCAAATTCTGGAACGGCTCAGATAGGGGCTGGGGCGTCTAATGTCACTGTTACGCATAACCTTGATTATACGCCGCGTATGGAAGACATTACGCTGACAATCTTCGGCCTTCCTGACAATGGAATTGTTGATGTAATCCCATCATCTATATCAGCCACTACTTTTATAATTTATGGCGTTAACTCAACTGGTGGTACGCAAGCAACAACGGCGGCTTTGAATGTTGCGTGGAACATACGAAGATCACGCGGATGACCCTTACTGACTTCAACACTTTATACAATTACAAGCACGATCCAGACGGTCGTGATTTGTGGCGCGTTATAAAACCAGTCGAAGAAGTGTATCGCGGTGACTGCGAAGACTACGCGCTGTCCGTCCTGTACTACGTTGTATGCAAGGAATCATGGCTCAAGTTCTGGTGGATGCTGTTTACATTTAGTGCAGAGCTATGCGGCTGTGAGACTAAGAACGGCGGTCATGCTGTACTACGCTACGGCGATATGTATATTGATAACTGGACTAAGGAATGGGTAGACCGCGATCACATGGAAGGTCTGGGCCATACATTCTGGCCTTGGTACAAAACTATTCTCCCCACTACTGTCGCCATTAAGATGGTAATGGCAAAACTGAGAGGCTGATATGGCATTAACGAAAGCACACAACCGCATGATTGAAGGCGCGGCTGTCAATGTAAAAGACTTTGGCGCAGTAGGTGACGGGGTAACGGATGATACTGCGGCTATACAGGCGGCTGTAAATGTGGCGGCTAAAATTATTGTACCAGCGGGCACGTACAAAGTTACAAACACATTAGCCTTAAAAGACAACACAACATTCCAAGGTAATGGTGTTGGCTTGACAATAATCAATTATGGATCTTCAGCCGCGCTCAGTGATGGAGCAATTATTCTGCTTGATGGTGCTGATAACGCATACGTCAGTGATTTGTCTATAACTCACACCCTAAGCGCAAGCGGAGTGAGTGGCATTAAAGTAATAGGCGCATCGTATAACGTCAAACTGGAGCGATTAGATGTTAGTGGATTTAGCACTAACTTTTTCCTTGATGGTGCGGAAGGTGCTGTTGCTGGCAAGTTGACACGATGCAGTGTCACGCAATGCTGTGGGCATGATACGCATTCGGGATATGGTATCAGGGTTCAAAATACAGACTCATTATTGATACAAGACTGCAATTTTTATTCCAGTACATTGGATGGGATTAAGCTCAGAGCGCTAAATGACAATGTGCGAGTAATAGGCGGACAGTCTTATAACAATGGAACCGGGCCATCTAACGGCAATGGAATTGATACCTTATCAGGTGGCTATGAAGTAACCATTGACGGGTTAGAGTGTTATGGCAATGACGGTGCTGGAATCTATTGCAAAACAGATATATCACTATCGCCATCATTGGGCGTAACAAGAAACATATCAATTATTAACTGTGTGTCGCATGACAATACCGGCGATGGCATTCAGCTAACGAGAAACAGCGGCGACACCGACACGGACTACCTTCTCGCCAATGTTAATGTTATTGGGGGCAGATACTACTCTAACGGAGCGAACGGGCTGACTGTTGGCAGATCGAGAAATGTAAATGTGACTGGAGGGCTTTTCTACGACAACGACAATGTTGGCGTAAGTGTTATTCAGGCTATTGATGTCAATATTGGCAATGTATCTATAATCCATAATTGCTTAGATCCAACATCAAGCCCGCCTGTCGGCCTGTCGATAGCTAAAGCTGTCCGATTTAATATATCAAACTCTAATATCAATGGCTCAGATTGTGATACCTGCATCATAGAGCCATCTGATTATTCCTCATTGACGCCAACACACCAATGGGCAATACAGATTCACCTTACTGATTCGGACAACATCAACATTGATAACACTGTTCAATGTTCAAATTATTTGGAGCCTCAGCCGATTTACATTACGGGAACACATACTACAAACACTCCTGTTATTGTTGACCAGACAGGAACCGGAAACCCGGAGAATGTTCAATATGGAGGCGTAGGCTCTGTATTTAGGCGAACCAATGGGGGAGCCGGATCAAGCATATATGTTAAGGAATCAGGTGTTGCGAAAACCGGATGGGCCGCTAAGTAATATTACTGGAGAATAGAAATGAGTATTAAGCAAAACGGCGGCATCTTTGGCCGCAATCCAACATTCAACGATGTGACTATTGAAGGCCAATTAACCTTTGAAGGTGACATTGATATCAATTCCGATCTCAAGGTAGACGGGAATCTTGTTGTTGATGGAAACGGCGAATTTGATTCGCTAGATGTAGTTGCGAGTGGCATAAAAACAAACGCTAATGCGGCGATAGGTTTTCAATTGGGCGGTGACGCTAGTGGCTCAACGGATATTGGAAAAATCGTCAACAATGCTGGACGCTTTGCGATAGAGCCAGCAGGTAATCGCAGATTTGTTGTAAGAACTAATGCAACAAAAGTGGATGCGCTTGAAGTCGATCACAACAACAATATCTCAGTTCCTAATGGTGAGGTGACATCTTCTGGAAATATGAATGCTCCCGCATTTGTTCAGACATCTGATTACCGGCTAAAAGCCGGTGTTGTTGCTCTTACAGGTGCGACGGATCGCTTAACCCAGCTAAAGCCATCACGATTTAATTGGCAAAATAATGCTGAAGTTACTGTTGATGGCTTTTTGGCGCATGAAGTTCAAGGCATTGTGCCTGAGGCTGTTTTTGGTACTAAAGACGGAATGAAGACAGAGGAATATGAAATTTCTCCTGCTGTTGAGGCTACTTATGACGATGAGGGTAATGAGCTAACTCCTGCTGTTGAGGCAATCATGGGTGAGCGTGAAGTACCTGATTATCAAGGCATCGATCAATCTAAACTCGTGCCGCTACTTGTAGCAACAATTCAAGAACTAGAGGCGCGAATCACTGCGCTTGAATCTAACTGATAGGAGGTTGAATAATGTCAGGCGAAGTAACAAAGAGCATTACAGCTCAAAACACATTTAGCGATGAGATCACCATACAGGGATACTTTAACGTCTCTGTCACTGGTATTGCTGGCGGCACAGAAGTGACAGTGCAGCGACAAACTGGAGTAGATGGCACCGCATTCACCGATGTTGACTCGTTTACTGCTGATATTGAAACTTATGGCTATGAGCCAGAAGCGGTTCAGTATAAGATTGGCGTCAAGACAGGTGACTATGGATCAGGAACCTGTAAGGTGCGACTTGGCTTAATTGGTCGTGGTCACGGGACTACTACTCCGATTCGATGATATGGACGATCAAGCGGTACGACTTAACAGGATCGAGGCCAAGTTAGATAAGCTAACTGAGGCTATGACTATGATTGCTCGGGTTGATGAAAAGATCATGGCTAGCCAGGCTCGGACTGATCGGCTTGAGTATCGCCTTGATGAGCAAGAGTCGGATATTGATAGCCTCAAGTCTATCGTGGGATATAACACGCAGAGCGTTAAGGTGGCTGAGCGCTTTGTTTGGATTCTTGTGTCCTCGATAATTGGTTTGCTAGCCTACTATATTAGGACGTAATCGTGATCGACCTACTTATTGGTCCGATCTCTAGCCTGCTCGATAAGGTCATACCGGATGCAGATGAACGCAATCGCCTGGCATTCGAGATCAGCACCCTGGCGGAGAAGCAAGCGCATGAGATTTCCAAGGCCCAAATCTCTGTTAATAAAACTGAGGCATCAAGTCACTCAATGTTTGTCGCGGGATGGCGCCCGTTTTGTGGATGGGTTACTACTCTTGGCCTTGCGTGTAATTTTCTGTTTATTCCTATTGCTAATTTTTTTCTTACTCTCACTGAATCCCCTGTCACCGTTCCACCCCTGGACCTGAGCGAGATGATGCCCGTGCTGCTTGGCATGCTAGGCCTGGGCGGCTTGCGTACCTGGGAAAAAACACAAGGAGTAGCTAGGCCATGAGGCAGAGCACGATGCGTAAATTCAAGCCGGTAGCCAAGAAAGGCGGCGTTCCGGTAAAGTACACCAAGGGCGCAAAAGATCCAGAAGCCAGGCGCAAAGAGATTAAACGAACAGCGGAAAGATACCGGAAAGGGCTGCTGAGCAAGGCTGAGATGAACCGCATATCAAGGGAGAGATCGCGTGGCTGAGTTTAAGGGGACTAACGCCGGGCGATACAGCCCAAGCATTTTAAAGAAAGTATATAAGCGCGGCCTTGGAGCGTACTATTCCAGCGGCAGCCGACCAAAAGTATCCGCGCATCAGTGGGCGATGGGTCGCGTTAAATCATTTGTAAGCGGCAAGGGCGGAGCCCGCAAAGCCGACAAAGACCTGCTAAGCAAAAACAAAAAGTAATGGATATTCAAAAAGTAATAGAGCAGCTAAAGCGGCACGAAGGTTTGCGCCTTTGCGTATACGATGACGCTACCGGCAGAGAGATAAAGCAAGGGTCCAGGGTGCAGGGGCATCCTACTATCGGCGTAGGGCGTTTGCTGACTAGCGCCCGTGGGCTATCGACCATTGAAGTAGAGATGCTGCTAGAGAATGACATTGAAGTAGTGGTAGATGAGCTGAACAGGAATGCCTCCTGGTGGAACGACCTGTGCGAGCCTCGCAAAGCGGTGATGGTAAATCTATGCTTTAATCTGGGATGGCCCAGGCTATCGCTGTTCGAGAACATGCTAGATGCTGCAAAGAAGGGTAACTGGGATCGGGCAGCTGATGAGCTGATAGACAGCAAGTGGTTTAGGCAAGTTGGGTTGCGTGGCCTGGAGCTGGTAGAGCAACTAAGGACAGGGAAAGAGGTAAGGGGTTGATGGCTAAGTCGGCAGCGTGGACAAGAAAGGCGGGGAAGAATCCAAAAGGAGGCTTGAATGAGGAAGGTCGTAGGTCTTATGAGCGTGAGAATCCTGGTAGCAATTTACGCCGTCCTGTTCGTTCTGGTGATAATCCTCGCCGCGCTAGCTTCCTTGCTCGTATGGCCGGTATGTCTGGCCCTGAGCGGGATAGCAAGGGCCGCCCGACAAGGTTACTCCTATCTTTGAGAGCATGGGGTGCGAGTTCAAAGTCGGACGCTAGAAGCAAGGCTGCCTCAATCAGCAAGCGCAACAAAGCAAAGGCCTAGCCTACCTAAGTGAGTCTATCCCAACCTTAAAGCGGCTAAACTCTCCGTACTCTTTGTCTAACACTACACAACTAATCGACCGCTGCGAGCCATAGCCAGCACCTGAGTGCCAAGAATCGACGGGCGGGAGCACCGACCAGGCCTCCCAGGTAAGCCCTCCCAGTTCTTCCGACTGCTTATGATGGATATGACCTGTCCATGCAAAGCGGTATTTGGTGCGGCCCCATTGCTCGGCGTAGTCCCTGGTAATCGCCTCGTATAGCTGGCGAGTTCGTATCTTATCGCCGTGGTGTGTAATGACGAGGTTATTGCCCCACTCGAAATGTATAAACTTATTAAAGTTATCGAACACCTTCACGCGCTTTTCTTTCTCGTAATACATCCTAAGCATTTCGTTAAGCCAAAGCGCCGCGTCTGGATCGTGATTTCCCCTGGCATTGATGAGCCATATCTCGTCGTACTGCTGAAGCATTCGCGTAACGATGATTTTAAACAGGTTGCCTGCGGCGCGTATGGTCTTGCCCTGCCGATTGGAAACGTCCATAGGAGTCCCGCCGCCGGTCTCATTCTTCAGCGAGTTAGAGTGAATGAGGTCGCCAACATTAAGAAGCACGCCAACCGAGCAGTCGCCGGTACTACTAACTAACTTATCCACGCCCTTGATAAGCGTAGATTGCGACGCCTCTAAAT